TGTAGCAGTGGTAATTGTCTTACCTGCACCTGTTGCCACCTCTTGTAATGCCTGCGGATTTTCTAAAAACTTGTTAACAACATCGTATTGATAATCACGTAGTACAATAGGTTGACCTGCTGCCGGATGTCCTTTAGGCCAAGTTTTTCCTTTGTCAGCCCAGTAATTTTCATTAACTGCTGTAAATTTTAAATCTCGATGTTGTCTATGATCTTCAACATCTATTTCGTATCCAGAGTCTTCGATGATAGGTAGTATAACATCTAAATGTGCGAGATAACCTGTGCCGCCAATACCAAAGTATGTTTTAGTTCCATCCCAGCGACCTAGTTTATATGCTGGCATGTGTCGTGCGTAAGGCAAGTCAAACTTTAATTTGTTGACAATTTTACGTCTTGTTTCTACAGCTAGACCTTCAACCTTAATGTTGACTTCGTCTTTAATAATGAGCTTACAACTCGACAATTTTCTTTTCCTTAACGTGTGCGGCTTTGATGTCTCCTACGAAACATACACAAGTATGTGTATCCATCCAAGTCTGTGTAGTAGCACTTGGTACTGGATATAAACTATTTGTTACTATTATTTTAACATCTATGCCTTCAGAAAACAACCACTTAGGTGGTTTCTTTTGAAATATAAAAATTTTACCGCCTTCAACCTTTCCTCCATACCCGCTGTCTTTAACCCATTGATTAAATCCACGATCTTCATCTTTGTCCAGCCTAAAACAAACACGTATTTCTGAGGTATCTATTTGATTTTTTTCAGCTTCTATGCAAAACTCTTTGACCCAAGATTGTGCTTCTTCACCTTGGTTTAAAATAATAGCGACTACACCATTGACCGTTTTTTGCAATTCAAAAAACTGATTTAAACTTTTTAACCAAAACTGTGTAGCAGTAGAACCGGCAATCTTTTCTACCAGATTTTCTGGTGTTTCTTTAAGAGGATATCCCATGGCCTTGGCTGTTAACAGATCATGGCCTTGTTCACAGGTTCTATGTTCTTCCCACCACTGAACTACCTCTTCACTGGCATTACATAGGTCTACTGTGGTACCAAAGTGCTTGACACAGTAGGGAGCAATTTCATCCTCATTTTGCCAGATTTCTTCAACCTCGCCTAGGGCAATCATGAATGTGTCGTCGATGTCAAAATTATGTCTAGTGGCGAATTCAAATATTTCAATGAGATTGAAATTATAAAATTTCAGTCGACGAATTTTTTTGTCAGCGTCCCACATGCTGGAACTGTAGTCTTTAGTGACCGGTGAAATTTCCTTCTCAAACACCTCTTTTAAGGCAAACGGAAACTTGACACAGATCCACATTTCCCCTAGCTCATCTTTTTCAACAAAAATTTTCTTAGTAAGATCCAGCAACCTAAAATCAGTTCGCCACTCAGGATTAACTAATGCATCTTCAAAATCAAGTCCTGCCATTTTTGCATAGAGCTTGTATTTTTGAAGGATTTTTATGAGAAAATTTGCCTGATTTTTAGTCAGCTGGCCAGCAGTTGATATTACAACATAGAAACTATTGGCAGCTGATTGATCCTGATGCTGGAGTTCGATATTTTTATTATCGCACAAGTCCATGAACTCAAGAAACAGATCTTCGACATATTGTGATTTTAGCATCTATATAGTATAGCACCTAAAAAAGTGAAAATCAAGTGGTTTTTTTCAGTTTTTCTTCAAGGTGGTTTTCAAGACGTTTAAGAGGTATGCCTTGACTGATTTCATCGACGGTCCATTCAGTATGACAGAGTTTTAAGAACCAGTCTTCTCGATCAGGCAATTGTGGATTTTCTAAATTTTCCCATTTTTCACTCATAGAAAACGCTAAACTTGACTGGTCACAGATCACTGGGGTTCCTTCAATTGCAGCCTGTACTGCTGGACCACTATTATGATTGATAACACAATGATAGCCATAGTCAATGTCAAACTCGTCGTAGCTACCTTCAATTTTTCTTGGAAGCTCAATTACCGCATCAACAAATTTTTCACGGATTTGTGACCTAGGATGAGGTCTAACCACAATTCTTCGACTGGAATATTTTTTAATTTTGACTATGGTATCCTTTATCCATTGTTCCATCGTAGGCTGGCCTTCCCATTGAAGACTTCGAGCATGTTGGGTGGCAATTAAGATTTCGCTGCGTCTTCGAAGGTTTGGTGGTCTTAGAGAAATTCCTAATTTTTGTGGTCTCAAGGGGTCTAAATTTTCAATATTTCCAAAAAACCCAAGTCCATTGATATGTCCTTGACAGATTCTCCACGTTAGACCTCTTTTAAGATTTCCTACTTCGATCACAACCACAGGCTTGTTATTCTTTATGCACTGATTGTAAATTTGTTGATTAGCAGCCATTCGGCCATTCCATAAAACTGACCAAATTACAGCCACATCTTCACTATTTTCCACAATTTCATGGCCAAGAGTTTTAACACCATTTTCAAAGGCGTCAAATACCGGCGGACTGTTGAGTGCGCCAAAAGTTCTGTAAAGTTTGAATTTCATAAGCAATAAATAACTGAGTATTTAATTAAATCATATGTCTAAGTTTATAAAACGTGTTCTAAAAACCAGTGGAGTTAAAGTATCTAATGTAATTCTTGTTGGAAATAATCCCGAACACTTTGATGCCCTTGTAGAAGGAATGAATACTATATTTTATGTTGATAGCATTCCAGTTCCTAGGATTAAAAATGTTATTCATATAAAAGATCTTGGATTTCTCAATGAGTTACATGACATCCAGGTTGTTTTTATAAATCAAGGATTTGATAATAACATATTACAATTTTTAGTGCCACTTACCCGTCGATGTTCTCCGGTAATTTTTCTAAATCAGGCTTACCCTATCAACAAAGACTATTATGATTTATTTAAACGCATCCACTACGAACAGATAACTATAGTTGAGCCATACCAAATTTGGAAAGTCATAAGAAAATGAAAATTGCTGTTGTTACTACCTTCCACCCCGAAGGTTTAAAAAAATATGCACAAAAGATGATTGATAGCTTTTGTGAGAATTGGCCAGAAGAAGTTACTTTACACATCTATCCAGAAGAATGTAACCCTGCAATTCAAAATCATAATCATGTTACACTAAAAAGATTAGAAGAAGTCCCAGAATTAATACAATTTAAGAATCGTTGGAAAGATGTTCCAAAAGCCAACGGTGACGTCAGTGATGATCCTGTAAGATCAAAACGCAAGGATATGGGTAAAGGATTTAAGTGGGATGCTGTGAGATTTGCTCATAAAGTTTATGCTATTTTTGATTGTGCAAGGACTACAGATGCAGATATTTTGTTATGGATGGATGCTGACATGATCTGTCACAGTCCTATTACAAAAGAAACTATTCTACGTCTATGCCCGCCTGAAAAAGATTTGTGTTTCCTAGGAAGAAAAGGAAAGTTCAGTGAGTGTGGCCTATATTCTATGAATCTTAGATCGCCGGCTGTGCAAGAATTCTTAAAACGTTTTCAGGCAATGTATGATAACGCAGAAGATGGTATTTTTAAATTAGCTGAATGGCACGATAGTTTTGTATTCGATGCTGTAAGGAATTATGCTAGAACAAATGAATTAGATTGGAGCGGACATCTTATTACCGGTGAAGGTCATCCATTGATTAATAGCGAATGGGGTGCTTATCTTGATCACCTAAAAGGTAAACGTAAAGAATATGGCAAGAGTCTTGCCGCTGATTTAAAAGTTAAAAGAAAAGAAGGTTATTGGCAATGAATGAACATAGAGTTGAAGTTGAAACCAGTGCAGCCTGGGCTAGAAAATGGGCTACTCCTGAATATATAGCTAAACGTAAAGGAGACTTTGAAGCCCTTGACGCTTATCTTAATAAACCTATTGGACGGTTACTGGACATAGGTTGTGGATTTGCATGGCAGTCTAGATTCTTTGCTGAAAAATATAATACCGAATTATGGCTCCTTGATGGCGATAGTTCAACAAATGATAAAAAAGCAGATACAGCATCGTTTGGCAATTGGAATCAAGACGGTGACGGTTTATTGTTTTATCATTCGTTGGATTATTTAGATCAGGAATTAAAACGTTTAGGAACTACTAATTATCACTTGGTCGATGCTAACAATATCAACATTCCCGAAGATGTCAAATTTGATGTTATTACTTCTTGGTTATCTTGTGGTCATCACTATCCTGTTAGTGTTTACAGAGATTTAATGTTAAAACATTCTCATAAAGATACAAGAATTATCTTGGACATCAGAAGAAAAGGCCATGCAAAAACACCTATAGGTGTTGATGGGTTTGAAATTGTTGACGTTGTAGTTGATGGCGGTAAAAAACGTTGTACCGCAGAAATTAAGTTAATATAAGGATAGACATGAAACAATCGCACGGATTTTGGTTCCCGGAATATGATGATCATTTTCCTAAAATGCTGGCCAAAAGTTTAAGAGTACACGGTGTTGCAAGATATCAATTCAAAGCTCGAGATGCCGCTGTTGCAGCCTGTGATCAAAAAAGAATCTGTATAGATATTGGCGCAAACGTAGGGTTATGGGCTTGTGATCTAGTTAAATCATTTGAACATGTCATTGCTTTTGAACCAGTACAAGAGTTTATTGAATGTTTTAAAAAGAATGTGCCTGGATCTAATTATACCATGCACCAAATGGCATTAGGTCGAACAGAAAGTGTTATTGAAATGAACATTGTTCAAGGAAATACTGGACATACGCATATTGACCAAGCATCAATAGGAAGTGGTACTATTCCGTTAAAGACTTTAGATAGTTTTAATCTAACAAATGTTGACATGATTAAAATTGATGTCGAAGGATTTGAAGGAGAGATTCTTGCAGGTGCATTGAAGACCATAGAGATGAATAAACCTGTATTAGTTATAGAACAACAAAAACACGAATATCAAAATGACATAAAAGAAACCCCAGCGATCAAAATACTAGAAGGCTGGGGTTATCGTGTAGTTGAACAGTTTAATAAAGATTGGGTCTTAAAATACCAAGGCGCTCACGCATAAAACGCCATGCTTCTCCGGAAGCAATTTCGTCATCGTTCCAATGACTTTGACATAATCTATCAATCCACTCTTGTCTATCAGGCATTAGTGGATTTTCTATTTGTGATAAGTCTGTATTACATATTGGCCATGTTTGACTTTGTTGAGGAACTGGGTCTGTTACAAATACAGGAACACCGTTTATAAGACTTGCAACTCCTGGACTACTATTGTAGGTAACTGTTGCCCAACAATTTTTAAAATCGTCTAGTATGCTAGGTGATGTACTAATTACATAATCTTTAGAAAAAGTTAAACTATTTTGTCTACGGTCGCCGGGATGTTTTCTCACCACAATAGGTCTATTGCTGTAACTTCTGATACGTTTGATAGTTTTATCCAACCATCTTTGAACATCTGCTCCACACATACTCCAGCCATCTACACGTTGTAGGCATACTAATATATGACTACCATTAGATCTATAAGGAACTAAATTAATTCCTAGTCGTTGGCTAATAGACTGCCAACGCTTAGGATCTAGCTTATTGTCAAAGTAAAATCCTGTGGTTGGAAATATGCCATTAAGGCTGTATCTTAGGTAGTAATTCTGCAATTCAGGATTTGAAAACTGAAATAAATTGCTATCAATAACAATGGTGTTTGGGTTGTTATCTAAGATTTGTCTTCTTAGTGCAAGGTGAGGCCTAGAAATATCTTGATGAACATATCCTTGTATCACTGCTACATCACTTTGAACATAGCGGTGATCATTAACAAATTCTACACTATCTCCGGATAGAGACACGCCTTGTCCAAATCTTCTTAAGACGGCCAGTTTTATTTCGTTTTTATTTGCCGGAACTGCTGCTAGGTAGATTGCTAGTTTCATTTAATATTGCCCATGCATAACCACTTCTCATTTCTTCTTCAGTAAATTGTGAATAAGCTAGGTGTGCTGCCCATTCTTCAACTTCATCTAGCGTTGGAACATACGGTGTTTCAATTTCCGATAAAGATTGTTTACACAGATTTTGTGCAGCATTGGGTCCCAATGTGATTGCAGGTTTACCCAACAACAATGCTTCTGTTGCGGCAATACTATTGAATGTGACCAAGCAATGAACATCATTCGATAACGCCATTGCTAGTGTATCATCGTTTTGTCTAACTGATCTACTTTGTTTTAATCTTGTAATGATTGGTCTATCGGTATAAGATTTTAATGTTGTTAGAGTTTCTTCCATCCATTGATCTAAATCTAAATCAAAGAATTTCATAACTTTGGCACTAGGAGGACACAATAATACATTCCTGCCTCGTCTAAATTTAGTTGGTTGCCAACCAGTAGCTGCTAGTCTATCTCTAGGTCTATGTACTGTTGGATAAATGTTTTGCAAATGATTTTTTGTTATTCTATGATAGAGTTTACGTTTACCATTTCCAAAGTATCCAGTATCGATGTAATAAAAATCTCTGCCTTTTTCCCAGCAAGAGTGTATTTGCTTACGCTTGGCAATACCTCTTATAGCTACAGGAGTCATTTGATTTTCTATCATGTCCCAGGTTGTTATTTGGCCACCTGCGCCGAGTATAAAGTTTTCTAACATAGGATCGTATATATTTCCTTTTCTTGCATATCTAAATTCACTATCAACAGCATATACTCTGTTAGGAGCTACATTGTCTAATTGATCGATTAGATCTTGTTTAGTTACTGGATAGTATTCATTATTTGGATCAATTCGGTATTGACACATCATATCAACCACTCTATTGATTTCATTAGGCAGTGACTCGTACTTGTGTTTGGGAGGAGGTGAAGTTCTACTTTGAACATACTCAGCTCTCATTCTTTCCCAGTGGTATCCGTACTCGCAATGTTGATAATTTTCAAACCACGGGCCGCCTTCTGTATAATGTATTAACTTAGGTTTACCGTCTTTTGGTTCGTGATAGTGATTAACCAGCCAGTTGTATTGACAATTGAGTTCACCAATCATATCATCTTTTAACCAAGAAAATCTATGCAAGAATTGACCTGTTTCTTTATTAACTAGGTCAGTAGTTAATTTTTGATTATTAGGATGACCGCAATTCCACAGGATCATCGAGCTCCAGTTTTTTCTAGGATAGGCCAGTTGTTTTTGCCCGTCCATCTTTATACCTTCCGGTGGATTATAATCGTGTTTGACAACCATAGCAGCATATCTATCATCTGCAAGGGCAAATATTTCTTCTATGTTAATTTGGAATAAAAAGTCGCAGTCAACAAACAATGCCCAACCTTTGTAATCACATAGGTGTGGTACAAGAAATCTAGTAAATGTAAATTCTGTGCTAGATAAAGGATCGTTATCTCTCCAATATAACTTTTGTTCTCGCAATTCATCTTGTTTTAAAGGAATTACCCGAGCATTTCTGTTATATTTTAAGATACTATACTCACACACATCGTATGCAATTTGTTCTCTAGAATCGTAGCCAACAAAGACTTTCATATTTTTTTTACTCTTTAATTTGTTCTAACATTTCTTTCGCACGACCCGAAACTAGTTCGTCGTTATGGAATTGTCCGTAGGCCAGATGACTAGCCCATGCATATATTTTATCTTGGTCCGGGTAATATGGGGTCGCAATTTGGCTAAGATCTTGGCTGGTTACAGGCTTGGCTGCACTACATGGTGCTAGGACAAATGCGGGAATTCCATACATAACAGACTCTGTAGCGGCATTGGAATTAAATGTAACCAATGCAAATACATCATCGTCTAGTGCTTGTTTTAGTGTATTGCTTATTGTTCTATCTGCTCTTAATTTAGACCTTGCCCGTATTTCTACAGGCCTATCTGTATATTTTCTAATAGTATCGATAGTTTCAACAGTCCATTTATCTAGATCTATATCGTAAAATTTACAAGGCTTTTCGTCGGGCAATGCTAACAAAATTTTCCTACCGTCTTTTTTCCAAGGTTCAATTTTCTTTTTAAATCGTTCCCATCTGTCACCGGGTCTAGGAATAATCTCATTGTCGTGTTGCAGATTATTTTTTACAATCCTATGCCAATATTTCCATCCGTTGGGATTTTGCATACTAACTTCATTGCCAAAATAACCAGTATCCATATAGTAAAATGTTCGACCTTCGGCCCAACATCTTTTCATTATTTTATGTTTTAGTATGCCTCTTAAAATAATTGGATCAGTAGAGTCTTCGTAGACAAAGTCTTCAGTTGAAACTATAGGGCTGTTACAACCTTTGGCAAATTTATTAATATATTCGTCAGTGCCGTCTTTGCTTAGAAATACCCAGTTTGTCATTTGCGTTCTATATCCTCTTCGATGCATTTTTCACCGAATTGAATTTCGATAACTTTTAATGGACCGTTACCTTTGTTGACCAATTGATGCCATTCTTCTCTGTTGATGTAGGTCTGCATGTTTTTCATTACAAAAATTTTCATCACGGTATTATCATCTGCATCTAGAGTGTTAATCGTTGCCGTACCTTCAGTTACAAACCAATGCTCAAATCTATGCTTGTGTCTTTGCATTGATAAACTCTTGCCAGGATCAACTGTGAGTTCTTTTACTTTTACATGAGGACCGTCTTCATGTAGTACTCGGTAATAACCCCATTGACGTTCGGTCTTGGGAGACTTCCACTCTTGCAGAATCCAGCTGCTAGAATTTTTTTTGTCTTCTCCGCCTACACCAAAGACAAACTCCAAGTGAAGCATTTCTTCAAGTAGATCCATCTCTGGAATATTTTCTTTAGTGCGATCGCCGCCGTTGGCAAAGACTATTTGAGCCATTGGATGTATTGCTCTAACTTTTCTAATAGCGTCTTTGGCGCTATTATCGCTGTCGTCAAAGTTAATAACTCTGTCAACATTATGAAGTGCTGCGATGATAGTTGCACGTTCTTCCCAGGGCATAAATTCCTGCCCTTTCTTTCTGCGTAACCATTCATCGGAATTAACTCCGACGATCAACGAATCGCCGAGTTCTCTAGCTGCCTTAATATAGGCAATGTGACCAGAATGAAGGGGGTCGAAACCCCCTGTGATTAATACAATGCGTTTCATACAGATATTTATCTGCGCATATTATAATGAATTTAAAGAGTGGCGTCTTCAAGTCCTGCTGTACGCAGTTTGACAATATTAGATACTTGCCACTGTTTAATATCAAGTGCTTTAATTATGCCTAACCATTTATTGCGTAGTAGGGCAAAGTCGTTGATGATTTTTTCAAAGTCAACTACATCGGCCTCGCCTTCTACAAACTTTTCACAGTCTCTAGAAGACAAGGACCTTTGGTAGTTTTCTAAGTATTTACGAAAATGTTGACTACGAAGTCTGCGGAGTTCAATGTTAAGGTATTCTAAGATTCCTTCAATTTCTTGAAGCTGGTTAAAACGATTCTCAACAATGCCGGGCATATTGGCAGCGGCTCTTTCAAGGTTTCCCGCTATGCGAACATCATTCTTTGCTGCCAGTAATTCGGCCTCATAGTATGCCACGGCATCTGGTATATGAGAAATGTCTTTACTAACCTTGTCATACCAATTCATTTATTCCTCATCTTCATAAGAGTCATCTTCGTCTTCGATCTCTTCGCCATCGGTAGCATAATCAATTGCATCATCTAGATATCCATCAACTCCAATTAGGTCTTTTAACACACTTTCTTTAATACCATAATCTAATAGTGTATTAACAAAGTCTGCGGCTAAATCTTTGCGATATTTTTCTGGAATGTGCTCTATAACTAATGTCCAAATATCTGCGATTAAGTCTTCTTTCATTGGTTGACCTCCAAGTCTGATTCAACTGTAGTAGTTATCTCAGAAGTGGATTTTTCACCATGTTTTGAAATATCTTCCATTGCCTTATCAAGTCCTTGGTTGTCATTGCGTTCCCATGCCTTACGGAACTGTTTAATGATTTCGCCATCACTAGTTGTATAGACAAGACTGTTTCCTTCTTTCTTGAGCATGCCTTTGGCTTCAAACAAGTCGACCAGTCCACTATATGGATTCATACCTGTTTCATAAGGAATCTTAACCTGTACACTTTCAAATGGTTTAGCATAGCGTGTTTTCATTACCTTACAGGCGGCACGAATACCTTTTACTTCGCTAATCTTGTTACCATCTTCGTCTTCTTTGAGTTTCAATTTGCGCATGGCTACTACGATTGAACTTGCATAGATAAAACCTTGACCGCCACTAATCTTGTCATCTGGATCAAACATATCTTGTGAAGCGTAGGTGTGATTGGTAGCAACAAGGCCAATGTTATGACTGCCAAACATATTAACACAGTTACGAACAAGTGCGGTCAATGCCTTAGGCTTACGGCCCATATCACCTTTCAAATCACCTGCTTCAAACTGATTAACGTCTGTTGGTGTCAGCAACATACCCAACGAATCAATAACAAAAAGGATCTTAGGACGATCTTCTTCGTTCATTGTTTTATATTCTGCAATAAACTCAACAATGGTTTTTGCCACATCATCGATCATGGCCATATTCAACTTTAACAGTTTATCGGGGCTTGTATCTACGCCTAGAGCATGTAGCCATTTTTCATCTAGAGCATTTTCTGTATCGATTAAGATTGGATAAATGCCTTGTTTCTGTGCGTTCTTGACTAGATTACCTGAACAGATAAAACTTTTACCTGCACCTGATTCTCCAGCAAACACAGTTACTTTACCTAGAGGAATACCTCGATTAAAGTCACCGCTGATAAGATAGTTTAATGCATAGTTGTTTGTACTAACCCAGTCTGTAGGGTCGTTGAAGCCAATACTAAGTCCTTCAATACTCTTAGTAATTGATTTTCTAAATTTACTAATATCAAATGCTTTTGCCATTATTCACCCTTTGGTAGTTTTTTTGGACTTACAACAATGTCTTCACGACCAATTGCCTTAAGCCAAGTGTTTAGTCTATTAATTATAACACTATCGTCCTTGGGGTTGTCAAATCTAACATCAATATCTGCTACTGTGTCGCCGGTTTGATCTTCTCTGCTGTTAAAACTCAAAGAGAAGTTCTCATTAATTTTTTGTGTTCTTGCCATTATTATTCTCCTACAATGAAAGAGAGTACGAGCAAGGGCTCGTACTCTATTGGCGTTTACTGTTTGTTACGATTGCGAATCATAGCCAAGATGTCTTGGGCACGACTAGCACCTGCATCACCTGCGGGAGCAGCAGCCGGAGCGGCCTTGGCCACTGGTGCTGTATCAAACGGAGCATCTTCCTCATCTACTGCTGGAGCAGGAGTAGGAGTAGAAGCGGCTGCACGACTTGTGGCTTTATTAGGATCACCTGTAGCCTGGCCCATACCGGCTGGCTTAAAGTATTGACCCCAACGATCCATGTCATATGCTTCACCGTCTACTGACGCTTCAAACATTTCTTTCATTACCTTGAGCTCAACATCGGTTGGCTTCTTAGGTAGGAAATCGCTTAGGTTAAACAAACCGTGAGCTTCAATAGCTGCCTTGTCTGCATCAGCAATAGCACGTTCACGACGGCTCCACTTTGATGTAGAATAGTCAGCAAAGCCACCTTTGCTTGTTTTAGCGATACGGAAGTCTACGCCACGCATGAAGTCTGTTGGCAATTCTTCCAACTCAGGATCCATCAATGCACTACGGATGATTTGATAGATTTGAGGTCCAATGATAAATCTACGAATAGGATTATCTGGAGTTGTATCTTCTTTCAACGGATCTTCCACAATAAAGCCTTGGAAAATGTAACTACGTTTCTTCCAATACTTACGACCCATTTCTTCTAGTGCTTTGTCTTTAAACCAACCACGCACTTCGCTGAGGATTGGACAAACTGTACCATCATTGTACATTTCAACGCAAGGGACTTGCACCTGAACTGGACGGCTGTCAGTTTCGCCTTTGATACCTGCGAAAGGTAATTTGATCATTGCACGTTCTACCCAGAAGAAAGTGTTGTTGGTGTTACCGTCAGGTAAGAAACGTACTATTGCTTCTTTGCCTTCTGGCATGTTCCAATGTGGGTAAATTGCGTTGTCGCCACCGCCGGTGGAGTTTCCTGAAGATTTTGTTTGTGCTTCTTGAAGTTTAGCACGGATTTCTGCGAGAGTTGCCATTTTAAATGCCTCCTATGTTATGCCTAAAATGTTTTATATGCCTTATGCACATGTATTATTATGCGCTTTTTATTTATCAAGGTCAATGATTATCTGTTGTTTTTTTGATTTTGTTTTGCCAATAAAAAAGCCCACATCAAGCATGGACTTCTTTATATTTTTCCAGTGCCAGTGCTCTTATTTGAGCAAGTCTCTCTGTAATGTGTGTAGGTAATTCACTGTCGTCATCTAAGTCATAAACTATAGACCGATCAACAATGCTCGGACGACGGTAAGCGACATGAAAATCAATCTCATCTGCACCACCATCGTCCGAATCATCTAGACCAAAATTACTTCGATGCTGGCTTAGCAGC